GGCTAATATAATCTTCCATATTAGGGAATAACACCTTAAGCATGTCAAGCTGGAGTGACAGAGGAAAATAATCTGTTGCCCCAGAAAGATCTATGCAATGGCAGCGTGATTCTGATTGCAAGTGTTGTTGTACTACTGGAATTGCTTTAGACTGATCAAAGGTACAATCCCAAGGCAGTTGTTGCAACGCCTTGTATATTGCATCCCCGAGCGGTTTAAGAGCAATTTGATAAACCCTATTAGGGTTGGCTACAGCACGAAGCTTAAAGCCGGGCTCTTGAATGAGACCTATCTTACCTACTGAGTCCACAGTAGATCGTGGAGCCCAACAGTCACCGGATGTGAACCGTTGAAAACCGGTAAACACTCCCATGAAAATAGAGCGGTACTTATTTTCTAAGAATCGACCTGTAGGCGTATAATTAATGGTTTCCCATTGACTATACCAGTGAGTATCCTCACCAGCCGTCTTACCGTTATATAACGGAACACGACGACTGGGAGAGGGAACATATGATAGATATGACGATTGATGTCTTTCGACAACAAACGGTCCACCAATGTGTGAGATTCCCTTAACAACACCGTTTCGGATATAATCAGGTATGATTATATCCTCACAAGTCACACCTTGTAAGAACTTACTGAGTTGCTTTTCAGTAGGTTCTTGAGAGATGTACCGAGTGTAAGCTCTAAGTAAAACACCACAAGAGAAACGTTGTTTCTTTTTTGTGATGGATAACTTAAAGATGTGAGAAATCACACCTTTTGGTAAACCAAGATGATTTTTGGCATACCATGAGCCGGCTAAAGGCACTCCTGCCTTAAACCTGATATAGTCTGTATAAATCGTTTTACAACGATTAACAGTCCATTCTACACCGTGATTTGTGATCCATCTCTGAAGTAGCTTTTGGTACTCGCTAACTACAGATTTGGGTAACGACAACGCAGCATAGTAAGAAGCAAGATCCTCAGACGTGTAATTCATAGCGTCCTCACTTTCTACCCAAAGGGTGATTGTGTTAAGCTTCACGAAGGATCTAGCGACCTGCTAGACTACTAGAGTCAGTACCTAGTCACATCAAGAGTTTCTTATATCATAAGGAACCTTTAGGAAACTATACTCCCTCTCTAATGCAGTATCCCATTGTTTCTCAAGCACATAAAGTGCGTCAAGAGACAGTTGAAGCTTAATCTTTCTTCGTGAAATGATTTCGTTTAACTCATTGGGTCGCTGCATAAAGTCAGTCGCCAAAAGTTTTTGGAGAGCATTTAACTGAGTTATTTGGGCTGTAATGTCCATTGACTTATAATAAGTGCTTAATTCAGAAATATCATGCGATACTAGAGTTGCGGTTGTATAGTCCATAATAGGATCCTCTTGATTAAGTCTCTGCCTA